TAATATATATAACTTATATTATTATCTTGAGGTAAAAAGATTTTATCTTAGAGAAATATTATATCCTTTTCTAAACCAACTTTATAGCATACATAAACTGTATCAAAAGAAGCAGAACTTTTACCATCTGCTCTAAAGTTAATTCTTTTGGGAGGAATGATAATCTGTATGCCTTTATCTCTTGGAAAATACTGATAGCAGATAGTAGATACAGGTAATAGTAAGATAAAAGGTTTATCTAATTCTATCAATCTCTGAATAACTTGTTTCTTAATACTGAATGGTGGATTATCAATAACTATATCTCCTCTATCATTCTCAAAGAAATCTTCATCATTATGAATAATAGTTCGGAGTTGTTTGAGTGTATGGTCTCCATTATAATAAAAGGGACACCAAATATCTTTATCAGTTGGTATGTATTGTTCTATTTGCTCCCAAGCATACAGAGGTGTCGCCCAATCATCGTTTATTTGGTCTCTAATATATCCGTCATAGGTAGTCATTATATTATGGGAGTTATTTTTCTGTGGGTATTTTAAACTTGACTTTATGTTTTTTGGTTATATCACTATCCGCTTGTCTAACCTTTGCCCCTCCCATAATATAAGCATACAATCTCCCACGAGCCCAACTCTGAGGAGTTTGGTTAGGTCTTGACCCTGATGAATAATAAGCACCCTCTCCTTTTCTATAAACTGCCTCAACTGCTTTCAGAGGTATGCCTGTGATTTCTGCTATATTCTTTTTACTTCTTTTACCTTTCATAGCATCAAGTTCTTTACCATACTTCTTATTAAACTCAACTGTAAAACTACTCTTTCTACTTTTCGCTTTTGTTTTGGGTCTGTCTTTCTCCTCAAAGATAGACTTTATCTGTTTCTGTCTATCTTTACCTTTGAGACCAGCAAGATATCTTTTGGGGACATTACGAGTTTCACCTTTAAAGGTTATCTTTTCTGTGCGAGTATCGTATTTGACTTTCTTATCCATACTTAATCAAAGCATAGAATAAATTTACCCTGCTTGATAACAACTGGTATTTTAGGTCTCCTGTCCTCAACTGATACATACTTGTAATACTTACCCCCCTTTTGATAGTGCTTCTTGTTCTTTTGATAATAACTTAACTTCTTCGTTTCTTCGGTCATTATTATTTTAATATATTAAAATTTAGAAAATTAAACTTAATATAATTAAGTAAGATATAATGGAAGCGATTAATCAAGAGTTAGAACAGAAATCAATTGAGAGACCCAAAGTTGAGTTTGCCGAGCAGGTTATAGAGGGTGGTGTAGTCAATAAACCCAAGAAACCAAGAACTCAGGCACAAAAGGATGCTTTTGAGAAAGCACGAAAGAAGAGAGCAGAGAATCTTGCTAAAAAGAAGGAGTTAGAAGAATCAGCTGAAAAGGGAGATAGTTCGGTGTCGGAGGCGAACTCAACTTCGCCTGTTGATGAAACGCCTCAAAATCCTACCCCAACAGAGAAAAAACCAGTAAGGAGAGGAAGACCAAAAGGATCAAAGAATAAGACTACTATGAAGCGAGAACCTGAACCACAACCACCTCAACCACAACCTCACCAACCAGCACCAGTTTATTTAGATTATCCCCCCCCTCACAATCCCAGATATCCTCAGTATCCTTATCCCCCTCCTATGATGTATCAGCAACCACCACCACAACCACCACCACAACCAGTCAATAATAATTACTATTACTATGGGACTGCTCCACCTGACCCACAGGTTCATCAACCACAGAAAGAAGAAGATTATGAAATAGTAGTAGATAGTAGTGAAGAAGAAGAAATACCTTATGTTAATGATTTACCAGAGCAACTACCTCCCCAACCTCAATTAAAGTATAGGTTTGCTTAAAAACTAAAAATAATATATACTATCTATATAATGGAAACTCGTATCAAAGAGATAGAACCTGAAGTCCCAATAGTTGTAAATAAATTTAAATTTACCTGTGATGATGCTGATCCAACTATCCCCAAACCGCTACCACAGATGGGGGGGTTTGCGATGATGATAGTAGGAAAACCACGTTCAGGCAAGACTAACTTACTCCTCGCACTAACCACCAAGGCACACAAGAACTTTAACCGCAAGTTTGATAGAGTTTATTTATGGAGTCCATCAATACACACTATGGAGAATGACCCTTTTGAGTTATTACCTGACGACCAAAAGTTTGAGAGTCTGACTCTTGAGAACTTAACTAACGTCTTAGCAGAGATAAAAGATAGTCAAGACAAGACGCTTTTCGTGCTTGATGATGTGATTGCGGATATGAGAGGCAAAGGTAAAGCACAGTTAGAAAACTTACTCCATAAGGTATTCTTTAACCGCAGACACTTAGCAGGTAAAGGTGGGTCGGTTAGTATTATTGCTACCTCCCAAACTTATAATAAGATAGACCCAAAGATAAGGCGGACAGCTTCGCACCTTATCTTCTTTGAGAATAAAAATAAAAAGGAGTTAGATACTATCTTTGATGAAGCAATCCTTATCCCTAAGAAAGAGTTTTTTGATGTGTTAAGGTATGTTTATGATAAAAAGTTTCAGTTCTTGTATATTGATACAACTTTGCCTGATAATAAGATGATGTTTAAGAACTTTAATCAGTTGGAAATATCTTCACCCAATATTATGGGAGATGGTTTCAGATTTATGGAGACAGAGGTTGGTAAGTTTTCTTGATTACCTATCACAATTATTTAGATACTGATTAAATTGTAAGCGTTGTGCTTCTAATCTATCTAATAGTTCTGAACTTTCAGATAGTCTTTCAGCATTAAGAGTTTGTATCTTCTTGATGTATTCTATCCACTCTTCTTCAGTTTCATAGGGTAATCCAAGTTCTTCTTTAAAATTATCAAACTTGTTTTCTTCAGTTTGCTGGATAACTTCTATCAGTTGTGCTTTAGTCAATTTAGATAAATCACTCATACTTTATATTCTATAAGATATTAATTCTTAAGTTTTCTAACCTTTCTTTTAGGTGTTATGTAAAAAGGAGTATCAGGGTCATTAGGGTCAAGTTGTTTAAGTTTATAGAGAGCAAGAATACAACCTACATACATAGATTGGTCTGTCTCTTTCACCTTGTATAACTTTATGTCTTGTATCTTTTGGATAAACAGATTGTAAAATTCTATCTGTTGTTTAAGATTTTTGCCTTTCTGAAAACCTCTTCTTATCAAATCATTCGGTATCTTATCCCAATCCTCACAGTAGTTAATTTTCATCATAGGTTTAAGATTCTTATGGTAAAAGTAAAATTTTCTTCTCGCCATACTTTGATAAATTATTCGTTTAGAATATCAAATTTTTATATTTTTAAGTTTATAAGATGCCTTATAAATTTAACAAAGTTCTCTGGAAGAAAGGTCAAGAAACAGAAGATGCTATCAGACCACACCTTAACAAGTTTTTTAACTGCGACTTTAAGCGAAACGATAATATCTTTGATATTTTGGATTTTCACGATGTTGAGAATAAGAAAATTGTGGAGGTTAAAGGACGCACAATATCTTCTACCGCCTTCGCAGATACGATAATTACTTGTGGTAAGATTACTGAGGGTTTGATGAAGATGGAGTGTGATCCTGAGTTAGAAATCTACTTCTTCTTTGTATTCACCGATAAAACTATGTATATCAAGTTAGATAAAGAATTTGATTGGAAGATGAAAAGAACTGGAACTAATTTTATCCCACACTACCTAATACCTATTAATGAACTAACAGAGTTTGATGAAAATAATATCTCTGATAGTGATATAGATGGAGAACATACAGACACCGAGACCGACCCAGTTGCCGAATGATGATAAACTGGAGTGTTGGAGTGATGAGATAGAGGAGTTATTATCAGAATGGGCTGAGATAAGTATGTGCTACAGTTATCTACATAATTACTCTACAAGAAAATATAAGAAGAAATATCACCACCTACAAATCCCAATAATTATACTATCTACTTTAACAGGGACTGCTAACTTCGCTACAGATAGTTATGTGCCTGAAAACTTACAACACGGATTTAGTGCTGGTGTAGGGACTCTTAATATTGCTTGTGGTATCTTGGGGACTTTATTAGCGTTTCTCAAGTATGCGGAGATATACGAAGGTCATAGGATATCCGCTTTGGCGTGGAGTAAGTTAAGTAGGACGATAGAGATTGAGCTGTCTTTGGCGGATAAGAAAAGAAAACCTTGTAGAGACTTTCTTAAGATTTGTAGGGCAGAGTATGATAACTTATTGGAGTCATCACCAAATATAGATTTGGATATCATAAACTTTTTTAATAAGAAGTTTGAGGGTAAATATAAAAGAGTTAGAAGACCAATTATCTGTAATGGGTTAAAGGAGATAAAGGCATACAGGTTAGAAATTGATGAAGAGCAACCTGAACGACACCCAGTATTTGACCCACAACCTGAACCTGAACCTGAACCTGAACCTGAACCTGAAACAATTATACCATAAGTTGTAAATTTGATTTTTATTTTAAATTTGATTTTATATTGGATTCTTTTGTTAATACATCAAAAGTATTTAAACAATAAAAAATATATTAAGTAATAATATGA